CATCGAGCCGGATGCAGTCGAAGCCGCCGGCAACATCGAGCGATTCCGAGTCCACGTCGATGATGTAGCGTTTGTTCTTCGACGCCGTGGTGTCGGAGACGAAGGAGCTGGCCGTCACCGCGGTCTCCACCATCGTCTGCGACGCGACAGTGTCGATGTTGGCCAGCATGCGCGTAAAGGCGAGCGCCTTTTCGTTCGTACCGGCCACCGCAGTCGCCTGCTTCAGCGTGATGGTGGACCCGGTAACCGCCGTGCCGTCCGCGATGTCGACGACGATCGCGCACTTGCGATAGCCCTTCAGCGACACGTATTTCGTGTCGCCGACGGTGGTGGTCAGCAGCGCGCCCGCCGCCGCCTGGATGAAGGACGCCTGCTCGTCGAGCCGGCTGTTAAGTCCGATTGTCATGTGAATCTCCTAAAAAATGTGGGTGTCAGGATCAGCTGCTGGTGTCAGGATCAGGCGCGGGTGTCGAGCGTGATGAAGTGCGACAGCGTGTTGCTGCCGTTCTTCCTCGCAATCGGCGCGGAGAGCCAGGGCTGGCCGTTCATCCGAAGAACGAAGCGGAAGGCCGTGATGTTCTGGTCGAACCAGAGGTGGATCGACGTGTCGGACTTGACTCCGCCGCTCTTGATGGCCGCCAGGTACTTGCTGAAGTCCGCCAGGAAAACGTCGCCCTTGGTGCCGAGCGTCTGGCAGGCCTCCGTCACGAAGATCGGGCGCCCCAGCAGGGAGCCATACGGCCCGGAGTTCGCCAATCCGTTGGGCGGCAGATACATCGGCCCAGCGCCGGCCGCCGTACCCGCGGCGGTGGTGATGGCAAACCCCATCTTCAGGACCTGCGGAACGACGTCCTGGTTGATGACCCAGGTGCTGCGTCCGAAGCTCTTGGCCGGCATGCGGGCCATCATCTTGGCCGCATTGTCCGCGTGGAACGTCGCGGCGGTCTGCGAGGTTTCCTTGGCAATCGACACCAGGCAGGGCGCGTTCAGGATGCCCAGCGGCTGTCCCGCGCCGGTGCCGTTGATGATCGCGTCGTTGACCTTGAACGCGATCTTCTCGCCCGCCTTTCGGGAAACGTAGGATCCGAGAGCCGGTGCGTCCTCGAGCAACTCGTCCGTGACCGGCACGAGCGCCGTGACACGGTGCAGCTTGACCGTCACGTCCTTCAGCGCCGGTTTGCTCTGCGTCATGGTAGCCGCCTCGCCATCCCAGTACGCCAGGATGCCGCCGGTCGTCTGCCAGGCGGTTGTCTCGTCCACCGGGAAGGTGATGGAGTTGCCCGAGACCGGCTGCTGATCGGTGCGGGTGATGAGCTCGTCCTCGCCCATCACCGCTTCCATGATCGCGGAGCGCCACTCGGGCGGTACTGCAAACCCGCCGTCGGCGCCGACCCCCTCGCTGCCGTAGGTCGAAGCGGCCGCGTTGACGATCAGCCGCTGGTCGATCTGGCTCGGGCTGAGGGCCGCATTTTTGACGCTCATGCAGAACTCGCCGAAGTCGCGGAAGCCCCAGCGCTCGCGGTCTTCCAGCGAACGCCCGCCGCCGTGGGGCACAGCGCGGCCCGGCACCACGATTGTGGTGTTCGCCAGCTGCAGCGGGGGGACGACACGGCCGCGGGACGCGCCGAGGCGCTCGTCTTGCGCCACCAGCTTTTCGCGCCGCTTGATGTCGGTCTCGACCTGCTCGAATTCCGCGAAGATCGCGTCGACCTCTTTCTGCTCGTCCGCGGTGAGGTCGCGCTTCTCCGCGTCGGCTTTCGCCTGGATTGCTTTGCCGGTTTCATTCAGCTCGACAAGCCGGCCCTTCAGTTCTTCGATCGTCATTGGTGGCTCCTGAAATAAAAAAAGCCGCCTGAAGGCGGCCGGAAACGGCGGTAGGCGCCGGCTTATCGAGTTGTTACCCTCGATCTGGTGTCCATGGCGACGAGCTTCACCTGCGCCATGGAATGTCCTGCGGGGCGCGCTTTCCCGGTGAGCTGGGAAGGCGTGCGCCTGAAGTTGGAAAAGTCAAAACCCGTGCAGGCAGCGATGCGCTGCTCTTCGGTCACGAGATCGGCGAAACCCTGCTTCTGCGCATCGTCGGCCGTCATCCAGGTTTCCTCGGTCATCAGCGCCGCGATCTCGGCTTCCTTCTTGCCGGTGCGATTGGCGTAGGTCGATGCGATCACGCCCTTGACCTGATCGAGCAGATCGGCGGTCTTGCGCATGTCGTCGGCCGAACCGACGGTAACGCCCATGGGATCGTGGATCATCATCATGGCGTTCGCAGCCATGCGGATCTCGTCGCCGGACATCGCAATCAACGACGCGATGGAGGCCGCGACGCTGTCCACGTCCACCTCGATGCGCGCGGGATGGCTCTTGAGGCTGTTGTAGATCGCCACGCCATCGAACACCGACCCACCAGGCGAGTTGATGTGCAGGTTGATGACGTCAACCTTGCCGAGCTTCTGCATCTCGGCGACAAACGTCTTCGCGGACATGCCGCCGAACCAGCCCTCGCCGACCTGGTCGTAGAGCCAGATCTCGCCGCGCGAGCCCTTGTTGACGAACCGGATGTTTGTGGTCATGGGGCGGGCTCCGCTGCCTTGCGCTGATCGAGGACCTGGGCCTCCTTCATCTCGGCCAGGTCGGATGCGTGCTGCTTTTTGGAAGCAACACGATGATCCCCCGTCGACGCAAGCGGCGCGACGCGCAAGCACAACTCGTTGGCGTCGCAGGACTCGATGACCACGGAACTGCCGACCACCAACGGCTCGCCAACAATGCCGCGATGCTGAATCTTGATGATTTTATCCATGCGCGATCTCCTTTCCACCGTTTTTCCACCACGCCAGCGCATCGCGCCGGATGACGTTCTGGACCTTGGCCTTGCGCTTGCGCGTCTTCTTCGCAACCGCCGCCTTGGGTTCCGCGGGCTCGTCCGGCTCCTCGGGTTCGCCCGGTTCCGCCGGCTGCTTCGGCTGCGTGATGTTCGTCCCCTCGGCGATCCGGCCCAGGGTCGTCATGCTGGTCTGGAGGTAGTGCTCGTCGCCCTCCTTGCCGATCGAGTTCAGCTCCTCGAGCTCGCGGACCTCGTTGATCGACATCACGCCCGCATTGATCATCGCCTTGTACCACTCGCCCCTGACCTTGGGGTCTCCACGCATGAGAGCAGAGAGGTTGATGCGGCTGTAGACGGCGCCACTTGCGCGCGCTCCGAACAGCCGGATGTTCGCTTCCTGCTCCATCAGCGTCGCTATCGGGCGCAGCGTGTGCTCTACAAAGTTCTTGTCGGCGGTGTAGCTGATGGCGTAGTTGGACTCGGTGAGCATCTGCACCAGGTGCTGGGGCACGCCGTACCAGCGGCAGATTTCCTCGACCTGAAAGCGGCGGCTTTCGATGAACTGCGCGTCGGCCAGCGGCACGTCGAGCGGCTTGTATTCCATGCCGGAATCGAGATAGAGCGTTTTGCGCGCGCGATCCGGGCCGACGTACTTCTCGTTGAACTCGCTCAGCAGTGTTTTTTTGCCTTCCGGGCTCAGGGTCTTGCCGAGTTTATTTTCGATGACGCCGCCAACGGAAGCCCCGTTCTGGTAGTAGCTCGCCGTGAACGCGTCCTGCGCAATCCCCGTGCCGATCGCGCGCCGGGCGAGATGAATCCTGGACAGCCCCATGATTCCGTCGTAGGAGCCATCGGCAAGATGAAAAACATTTTCGCGCGGGAGGACGTGCGGTTTCTGGTCCAACCCGCGCACCAGGCACACCAGCGCGCCGGTTTCGGACCGCCTGATCTCACACCTGTCCGGCGGCAGCGGCCACAGCCAGATGGCCCGGCCATCGGCGCCGCGCTCGATCTCAGAATACCCGTTGCCCCACGTCAGAAAGTGCGCAAGCAACTGGCGCTTCCACGCCATCGCCGATTGTTCCGGATTCGGCTGATTGTTGAGCAGCCAGTTCACCAGGTGGCCGGGCATCGCCTGGCGGCCGGAATCGAGTTTCCGATAAGTCGGCCACGGCAGAGAGGCCAGCGTTTCGGAGATTATCCGCA